AAGTCCGCAGAGCAATGGGATGGCCGAGAGCTTCGTCAAACGATGAAACGCGATTACGTTTCGTGGATGCCCAAGCCCGACGCCCGAACGGCGCTACAGAACCTGGCCATTGCGTTCGATCACTACAACGAGTCGCATCCGCACAGCGCCCTGAAATACTGCTCGCCGCGCGAGTTTCGCCAACAGGCAAATTCTCCAACCTAAGCGTGACCGCGTGTCCGGTCATGCAGGGGCAAGTCCACGTGGATCTCGTCCCACACGACCAGCCAGCTTTCCTCACCCCGCCCCCATGCGCGCAGAACAAGCGCGATCCGATCGTGTTGCACGTCAACGCCCAGCGTCAGCAGCAGGCCGCCGGCCGGCACCGTGAATGCCGCGTAGGGCATCGCGCGCTCCGCCAGCTCATCCAGCTCAGGCAAGTCGCTCTTGTACTTGTAGGGCCGCCCCTGCGAGTTGTTCACGAAGGCACGCATTTTCGTGTCATCGCCCGCGAGCAGCGCCTTCTCGGCCGTCAGCCATTTCTTGACCAGCTCCGCCATACGCGAGCCAGGGAACGGCGACACCAGCTCGTTGAGCCGGAAACCGGCAACGCCGAAGAACGGCGCCGTCGCCACCCAGCGCCCCTTGCGCACCGCACGGATCCGCGCGGCGTCGTCCCATAACGATCCGCAGTGCGGACAGACGTAGCGGGCCGAGTCAGGCCGCGCTCGTCCGAACACTTCATGCGGCACCTCGGCGTCGTCGCTCCATGTGACGTTTTCCCAGGCCAGCTCGTGCTCTTCGCCGCAATCCGGGCACGGAACCAGATACACCCGCTGATCGGATCCACCATACGCCTGCTGAATGCGCGAGAAGCCGTCGACCGTCGGCGTGCCGCCGAAGATCACCTTGCGGCGGCTATCCGAATAGCTTTTGTTGCGCTCCTCCAGTAGCGTGATCGAGTCACCCTGCTCGCGAACGTTCGCGTTCGCGTCGTCCGGCTCCTCCACCGCGACCACCGGTGCCGGCGTCGACTTCACGTCGTCCGGAGCATTCGAGGTGATGAACTTCAGGAAGCCGCGCGGGTACGTCTTGTGGTCCCAGAGGTTGTTCTTGTCGCGTGCCGCGTGGACCGGCAACTTTGCCGACAGCCGGGGCGTGACCTCGACCATCGGCTCGAACTTCTCCATGTTGAACTTCTTGGCCGACTTCTCCTTCGCGAACATGATGATCATCGGGCATGGGTCGACGTCGATGCGCCGGCCGACGTAGTTCAGCAGCACGCCGTCCGTCCAGGCGACCTGCGCCGACTTCATGCACACAACTTTCTGCACGGTCGGATCGTCGAGGGCGTCGTGCATGCCGAACACCCAGGGCGTGATGCTTGGGTTATACCGCCCAGGCGTCGCCGTCGCCTTCGCACTCATCCGACGATGCTTGCGCGCCCATTCCGTCGTCCCGATCCGCTCCGGCGGGCGCAGCAGGAGCGCCAGCCGACGAATCACCTCGCGGACCGTCTGACTGGTATTGAGAAAGCTGTTCAAGGCATCCATAGACATGCTCGTTCACCCATTCGACGTCGACCTCGACGCCGTACAGCGTCCGTAGCTCCTGCACGATTTTGTCGGACAGCGCCAGCAGTTCGGTTTGAAATGCGCCGACCATCTGGCCGTACGCCTGTTCGAGTTGTGCCGCGTTGACCAACTGGCTTTTCTTTTCGGCCAGCGTCAGCAGCTTGATCTCGCGATCGACGCGCTCGGTCATCGCGCGCTCGGCCACCAGATCGATACCTGTCCCGCTCGCGCGGCCGGCAGCCGATTCTCGCAAGTGCCGTAGATATGCGATGCGGATTTCATCCATCGACGCCGTGCGGTAGTCAATATTGAGCCGATCGGCAAGACGCGATACCGTCGAGCGCTCTAGGTCAAGGTGATCGGCAATTTGCTGTTGAGTCAGCATGTGAATGTGCCCCCCTATAGGAATTCGGCAGTAGAGAAAAAGCGCGGGTGCGAGCCCCCGCATGTCCGTCCTGCTAGGGGGTCCCTGCCCACTTTCTGAGCAGGGGTGCCCTGCCTAGAAGGTAGGCATGCCCCCTGCTGCTGCCCGCTCGGTCACGCCGGCCTCGCCACCCCGCTCCATCGCCCACGCAATGCGGTCCATCACATCGCCCAGGTCGAAGCTGCGCGCAGTCACGTAGTCCAGGCGCCCGTACTCCTCCCACTCCGACCAGAACTCGCCCAGGCCGGCCCCTGTTGACTCGATTCGCATTTCGGCGCCCCAATGCAAAAAGCCCCGAGGGCTTTCGCGCTCAGGGCTTTGATATTCATTTCGTGAGGGCGAACGCCCTCCCAACAGTTCCCGACAGACAGTTATCGTTGTTGGTCGCGGCGCTCCCGCGATTCAGTACGCCTGTCGGGCGAAGGTTGCGACACGAGTATGCGGTCGCTCATGTGTCCAGTGACGCGGTAAAGGATGTGCAAAGTTTACGCGATCCGTTCTTGAAATGGAATACGTTTCATCCTCGCAATTGCCGACGCATTGTGTCGGACACCGATCCATCGACACTATCGAGCAGCGCGAGCATGTCGTGGAAGCGCCACGACCAATTGCGGCGATAGTCGATGAGCGAGATACCGAGTGCATGGGCTCGGCCAGCGTCGTCGATCTGCCGCTTCCCCGAGCCTGAACATTCAGGGCAAATGTGCCGGCCCTTCGCATCGGCTACAGGCGCTGCCGCGATCCGGCCCATCCCGCCGCAGTCATCGCATGTTTCATATTCCCGAAAGACAACCGGTCCGCTACGCCCTTCAAAGAACGGAATGCGCTCCTCAGACACGCACACCTTTCCGCTTCCTCCGCATGAATCGCATGCATGCGTTGCTGTCGTAACGGCACGCGCACGACGCACCACGCCGCGCCCCTCGCACTCGACACACTGATCGTTCACCCACTCGTCCAGCAAGCGCAGCGCGAACCGTTCGACGATGTCGACGTTTGCGCGCTCGACTGCATGCCCCGAACGCTGATCGCGCCGCTCATCACGTGTATAGCCCGTGAATCGCGCCCGCTTGAACCTGCCCGACGTCCGGATCATCTGCGCCAACAGTAACGTTGCTCGTCGAATCATCGCAGGCGTCGCTTGCGGGCCGGCCTTGATTCGAGTCAGCAAACGACCGAGATCGTTCGCAAAGGCAAGTGCGCCCAAAGTAACTTTCGGATCGGCAATGGGGTCGGTGAACTGACCACGCACGCTCATTGCGACACCCGCCCGCTCCTTCAAATCGATCATCACTCTCTCCTATTCGTCCTAATGTCCCAATGTCCCAAGGTAAAAGGCTTGCAGGGGTGCGCGCCTGCGACATGCGACATGCGCCGCTCACGTCGCGCATGTCGCGCCCCTGCACCCGCGCCCAAGACCGCGCCTTGGGACGTTGGGACATGGGACGTCCACAGCGCGCCAAGACGGGGCAAGTGGCGCGCTTACCGTGCAGGCACAGCGCGCCACGCGACTACAGCGGACTGTCGTCATCACCCGCTGCGACCAGTTCGCGCTCCACTTCCGGCTCGTGCTCTTCCTTCACGTAGTACCAACCGCGCGATCCGGTCGACTCGCGCTTGCGCACCCATCCGAGCGACTTCAATGCCTTGCCGATGCGGCGCTGCTCCGCGAGCGTCCACTTCGACGTATCGAGCTTCAGGATGTCTGCGAGAATTTCTTCCATCGTCGTGCGCGGCACGTATTCCAGAGCCTTGGCGATCTTGTCCTCGTACACGTCGCCTTCGTAGCGCTCCGCCTGCTCAATCTCGAACAGCGGGCGCTCATGCTCTTCTACGTGCCACACGACGCCCGAGCGATACAGGTGCACGGCTTCTGCCCAGAGCTGTTCACGAACGGCCACAATGCCGTCGATGTCGACCAGACCGCCGACGCGCAGCGGCCAGTAACGCCGGTTGCCCGACTCGTCTTTCAGGTACGTGTCAAAGTTGACCGAGCCAGCGAACACGCATTGACGCGGAACGTCGGTCGCCCGCTTGCCGTAGAAGTTGCGGAACCGATCGACGGCCGTCGCGAAGAAGCTCTTCACCGCCGACGAGTCGGCCTTGTTCAACGAGTCCAGCTCGGCCAGCTCGATCACCCACTTCCCGGCCAGCACCGCGTACGTGTCTTTGTTGCCGATCTGGATCGGCGTATCGGTGAACCACGGAGCGCCGGCCAGCACCTTCAGCGCCGTTGATTTGCGATGCCCTTGCTTGCCTTCGAGAATCAGGACGTTGTCGACCTTGCAGCCCGGCTCCATCACGCGCGCGACGGCCGCGATCATCCACTTCATGAACGCGAGCCGCACATACTCGCTGTCGGTCACGCGTAGATACGTCGACGGCATTGATCGCACGCGCGGCACGCCGTCCCATTTCAGCCGTTCGAGGTATTCGCGGACGTCATGGAAGTGGGTCGTGTCCGCCACCAACAGGACCGCGTTCATCACGATATCGGTGCGCGTGTCGAGGCCGTACCGTTGAGATAGCCAGAGAACCGTTCGCTGGTCGTCCATGTCGGTCCACTCGCCCGTGACGCCTTGCGGAAACGGCGGCGCTTTGCGCTTCATCACGCGACCACCGAAGTCGTCCTGCTCGATCACGCCCTGCCACGCCTTGTCGTTCGACAGGATCAAATGGACGTTCCCGAGCGTCGGCAGCAGCCGGCCCTTGTCCGATCGCGTCAGCTCCTGCTCCCACGTGTGTGCGCCGTTCTCTGCCTCGCGGCCATCCCATTTCGGCTGTTTCGCGGCAGCGGACGTCGCGGCGGGTTTCTCCGGCGTGGCGGCCGCGGTCAACACTGCAGCCATCGCTGGCCGGATCTCTTCGTTCGCTGGCGCGATGACGCGCAAGATCGCCGCCTGCACCTGCGCCTGGACGGGGTCGATGCCCTCTTCGACGTGCAGGTCGTTGAAGTCGGTCAGCTTGCGCTCGCCTCGATTGGCGAATGCCGGATAGACGACGCTGACGTCGGCGACCGTCGCTGCCGCCTCGTACGCACGCTTCAGGCCCGTGTTCTCGAAGCGCTTGCGGCGCAACGGCATCACGTCGTTCCCGTAGCTCGCCTCGACATACGGCACGCCATTGTCGTCACGACGGCGCGACACAGCGACCATGTACCACGTGTTCTTCGCCTCGATCCGCACGGGATCGGCACCGAACACCAGTTCACCCCGGAAAGCGAACTCGTCGGCGAGCCAGTCTCGCATGCGCTGCTCGATCTTCCAGTCGTCGTCGGCGCAGACCAGCACATGCACGTCCGGATACGTTGCACGCAGGTAACGCACAGCCGGGAGAATGCCGCCCGCGTCGAAGCAGACATTCACTGCGAACGCCTCGTCGATTGCCATGCGGATCGAGCGCGCTGTCGCGTAGCCTTCTGCGACCAGCACGATCTGGTCGTCTGCGCCGACCTCGCCGAGCAGATACGACGCGCCCTTCTTTTCCATACCTTTGTTGAAGCGTTTCGCGCCGTCCGGGGTGATCTTCTGCAGGCCGACGAGCCGAGCATCGTCGCCGTACTGATACATCGGCACGAACATCGTGCCGTCCGCGTCGAAACGCACGCCTTCGGCCGTGATGTGTTTGCGGTCAAGATAGCCGGACTCGCCATACTCCGCTGCACGGTTCCACTGATCGCGCGCGCGGTTCGCGGCGAGCTTCGCCTGACGCGCGCCACGCTCGGCCTGCTCGCAGTCGGCGGCTTCCTGCCGGCGTCGGGTCTCAGCGAGCACTTCCTCACTCATCGGCGCACCGCTCCACTCGAATCGCTCGGTGCCCGGATCGTCGCCCGAGAAATGACCGAACGTACCGCCGTAGCCGATTACCGCCCCCTTGCTGATGATCTCTCGAAGCTGATACCAGTATTTCTTGCGCGGCCCATACCGGTGATGCTTACCGTCCGCGACGGGATGGCCGGCAGGCAGGTCAGGATGACCCGCCGCACGCAATTGCTGAATAATCTGGTCCAGTGTCGCCATACGATAATTCCCTCGTTCAAAGTTACTTTGGCCGCATGTCGCGGCCAGATCACAATTCGTTGAGCAATGCCCCGTTAGCCCGCGCGTCGGGCCGCATCGAGCTCGTCGAGGCGGCGGTCGCGTGCGACCTTGTGAGAGAAGCTGCGCCACGCTGCCCGGCCGGCGGCATAGCACTGCCGCCCACTCGGCGAGCGGCTGTACTGCGATGCGCCGCGACGCAATGCGCTACTGATTCCGTTCACGTACACACATGTCTCCGGTTATTTGCCGCGCAGTCGACGCCATTCCGCCGACATGAGATCGTCAAACGCGGCAAGGTCCGGCGCGCAGAGACGATCGTTAAGCTGGTCACGGAACGCGTGACGTTCCGCCTTCGTCGCGAGCGCTGCGCATGCACGCGCAGCTCGCTCGATGAACAAACGCACGCGTCCCGCTTCGTTAGCTTCCGCAAGAATCGGAGCGAGGCGATCGGGGAACGTGGCGATCAGTTCGGATAGCAAGCGCCCCACTTCGGCGGGGGCATACTCGAATCGGGATGCAAGCGCCGTGACGGCGCACGCCAAATGCTGCTCGGGCGAGCAGCAGAGGTCGATCTGTTCACGCGGAGCCCGACAACACCTCATGCCGGGCTTAAACCGCGCCATGACGACAACGGCGACGTGCGGCGAGGTTTCGAGCAGCGTGGATCAAGCGCTGGAACAGACGCTGCCCCTTCCGGCCAGTTGCGATGATCTTCTCCGCGTCGTTGTCGTCGATACGACGATCGACAAGGGCGCGCGTGACATCGTCGGCAACGAGCCCGACATGCGCCTGCAGGCTCAGGGCAGTCGACACCAGCCGCATAGCACTGCCATCGCCCGCGTCGTCCGCTCCCTGTTCGTCGACTGCCTCAGCGACCAGACCGAACCGCCCATTCAACGCGTGCAAGGCGTCGAGTGCATGCGCGCTCGCCTCGGCTTTTTCCTGCATCCACTCGACCAGCAGCTCGAACATCTCCATCGAAAGCCGGCTGTCGCCGACGCCACGCAGTCGAAGGCGCAGCGACTCGGGCGTGATGTTCTTTCCGCGTCGATTCGTGAGGTGGTTCGCGGCGTCAGCGACGCCACCCGGCGTATTGCGCACGGACGTGTAGAGCACGTCCAGCCATTCCGTGCTGTCGTATCGGCAGGTCATATTTGATGTTGGGACAGGTAGGTTTTCATGCTGTCGTGCTCGGAACAGACGTCATACGATGCGAACTGGCGATGTCCGGCATAAACAGGTCAGGCCGCTCGACCTTCACCGCAGCAGGGATGCCTCGCACGAGCCAATTGCAGACGCGCTGAGTACCGCCATGGCTTTTCTCGTATCCAAGCAGTTCCGCGACCCTGGCCGGGCCACCCAAACGCTCGATTGCCTGTCGGTCCGCGTTGATGTGAGCAGATTTGTCCATAAGGCGACATTAAACACTATGTTTATATCAAACGCAAACGCAGCGTTTAACAACAAGGCGTTTACATCGCAGACCATGTGGCCCATGCGAGCCATTCACGAAACGGCCCAGCGTCTCTACGCGGCCGCTAAACAACTCCGGGACGTCGAAGGTCCGGCCAACGTCGCGCGTCTACTGAACGAGTCACCTCAATTGCTGAACAATTGGGAGCGACGCGGCATGTCGGCGGCTGGTGCGTTGAAAGCCGCGTCCGCGCTTGGCTGCAGGGCGGAATGGCTTCGGACTGGCGAAGGAGAAATGGTTGACGCAGGCGGACTGAAAGAAAGTTTACGCGGCGGTAAGATTTCAAAAGATCAGACGGATCAACAGAAATCGAAGCCGCTGCCGGCGCCGACCCCCGCGATACAAGAACGAGCAAAAGCGTTTGTCGCCGCTTTCACCGAAGCCACGACGAATAACCAGGTCTCGCCCGAACTCATGACGGCACTGGAAGGCATGCTTGCAGCAGGGACATCCAACGCGACTGCGGCGGCGTTTGCAAAACGCTCACGTAGCGCAATACGCGCTGCGATGATGCCCGAGGGCCAGCCACACAATGAAGTACAAAAACGGGGATCGACGCGCTAAGGTCGTCGATTTAGCAGCATATCGAGCAGGCAGGAAACCACGCCGTACCTCGATCCCGGACGAATCAGACGTCGTCACCGACATTCGCTTTTCCATCACCCGGGCCGGCAAGGTAATCGCCTCGCGCCCCGTCCTCGATACAACGCACCTTCTCGCCGTCCTCTCGTGGTGCCAGGAACTGGCATCGCTGGCGCTCGACTCGTACATAGAAAAGTCACTTTGAGCCACTGACCCGCTGCCGCCGCGTAAACGCGGGTAGCGAGTGCACGCCCACAGATTAAACATAGTGTTTGCATTGAAACTAAACATGATGTTTAATTCCGGTCATCGCGTCGCCTGACGCCCAACCGGAGACTGACTGTGAAACTGACTGACTTGCATACGGACGCGCGCCACGATTGGCTCGATAACGAACAAGCACCGCGCGTGGTGCAGTCCGAAGCCGCACGCCGAATTACCTTTGAGAAGTCGACGATCGTCCGCGCAACGATCGTGGCCGTGCTTTTGATCATCGTTGCAAATCTGCTGCAAGACGCCCCGATCGAAGCACAGCCGACCGCACACCGCCTCACCGCCTAACCACCCCGCACATGCCGGGGTAACCGCCCCCGGCGCCATGGAGACCCAACCATGTCGCGAATCAAACTCAAAGCTGCGCCCCTCTTCGACGCTGATCGCCGTGACACCCTCTCACTGCGGAGCGTTGTGCGTTATGACCGCAATGCCAAACGCCCATCCACGCCGATCCTCGTCGGCAAATATGTCGTCGGCCGTCGCCCCATCACCGACAGCCTGCACACGCTGTATTTGATCCTCGACGAAGGAGACATCGCCGGCACTCAGATTTCGATCCCGAGCGAAGACGACTGCGCCCAAGCAGTGAAACGGCTGCGTGACAAGAAGCGCGCAGCGGCCAAGACGGCGTCGATGACAATCCGCAAGGCGAAGAAGCGCGGCAACGGTCAACGTCAGACGGCCAGGGAGACTGTGTGATGGACGACCGGACACGTCA